AGGCTAAAACCACAACTATTGATAATATTCTCCCTCATATGAAAAAGGATTTGGGAGTTATTACGATTCGTGATGGTGACAAAGTATCACAATGCTTAGCTTTTCCAATTGAATCTAATTTTTATGTTACTGTAGGACATATTATTCCTGAGAAGGATTTCGTTATTGAGATCTTTCATGAGAATGGTTTGACTCCTACAGTTGCTAAGCAGAAATTATCTTCGAATCATGTTTATAGATTCCCTAAAAAGGATCTTGTTTTGATTCAGATTCCATCTGCTGTTCCTCGTAGAGGTTATAAAGACTTTCTACTTGGACGTGACACGACTCTTGGAAATCAAGTTGTTAATATTGTTACGATGGATTTAAGTGATATGAGACGTTCAGTTTCTGCAACTAGGATGGAACCTGGTTGGAGTATGATGAGTGCAACAGTCAGAACTGATAAAGTAGTTCTGCATAAACCTTATCGTTATAATTGTAATTTAGGTACGAAGGATGGTATGTGTGGATCATTGATTGTTGATTTTGATAAAGCTATTATATATGGTTTTCATGTCGCTGGTAATGGTGTTACTGGACTTTGTAACACTTTGACTATTGATGAGATTGATGAAGCAATGAAATTATTTAAAGGTTTTATCCCTCTTAATCAAGGAGATTTACAGGTTGGTTCTAATTCTTTGAAGAAAGAGTTAGGAATGATTGAAATGGAAATTAAAGATCCAGATCATGATAAACCAATCGAAGATCATAATTGTATTACTGAAGGTGTGCTAGGAGATAGTGCAACTTTCAGACATCCTTATGTTAGACATCCTTTTAAAGAAGCTATAGTCTCTGAGTTTGGAGAGCCGAAATTTGGCCCTCCTCAGAAGATTAATTCGCATTTTCATAAGCGAAAAGCTCTTACTAAGTTGACAAATCCAAATCAGGAGTTTTCTCTTGATGAATTGGAATTTGCAGCTGAGGATTATATTAAACCTATCCGTGAAATGATTCATAAGATGCCAAAAGATAAAAGGGTAGAATTGGGTCGAATTTTGACTCTTCAAGAAACTCTTGATGGCACCGGTGAACAAGGATTAGGTGGTATTGATAACAGTACATCCAGTGGTTTTCTCTTCAAAGGAAAGAAGAAAAGCTTTTTGGAACGAGA